AATTCTGCTCCTACTGGAAGATTACCCAGTCGGTTTTGTGAAATAAACTTTATAGGATTTGTAAAATCTTGAATTGTTCTTTTAATATTGCTTTCAAAATTATTAACAAAGTTTATTGCACTACCAATTTTATTAGCAGTGGAACTGACTTTGTTAACTAATTTGCTTAAACCTGATAATGACATTTTCGAATACTCCACATATATTTAGTTGACAAAATTAACTACGTAGTTTAAAATAAATTATACTTCTAGGAGAAAAAATGAAGAAAGTAAACTATCTTAATAACAAGGATATGCTTTTAGAAATACATAAATCAAAAAATACTTTTTCGAGTTTTGTAGAATCTGAATATGCGGATTATGATATTATACTACCCAGTATAGATAAAATAAACATACGAACCATTGCTGAAGCAAAGAAAAATAGAGCAAAAAAACTATCGTCGGAAGCATACGAAAAAGAAAAGACTGCTGGAAACAAAGTTAAACTAGCAGATGTCGAAATAGATTACAAAAAAATAGAAAAAAAAGATTTAATTTTTCGTATTACAACATATGACCATATTCCTGACGAAGCAGGTCGTAAGAAAAATCCAAAAACCATAGCCGATGGAAAAACAAAGTTAAACTTCCCTCCATTTCAACATTGGAAATTCAACGACAACGACGAATTAATCTGTGTAGGCAAAAGTCACTGGTCTGGCGGTATGGAAAACGGACATTTTAGTAAAGATCACGGCCGTGCAACCAATAAACTTGCTCTTATGTGGATGAAACTCTGTGATAGATACGCTACACGCGGTAACGTTCGTGGTTATACCTACAACGATGAGATGAAAGGGCAAGCAATCCTGCAACTTTCACAGATTGGCCTTCAATTTGACGAATCTAAATCGCAAAATCCGTTTGCTTACTACACTGCTGCCGTCACAAACAGTTTTGTTCGTGTTATTAACATCGAAAAGCGTAATCAGAACATAAGAGACGACATTTTAGAAATGAATAACTTGAATCCTAGTTTTACTAGACAAAGTGCAGGCGAATTTGAAGCAGGACTCAAACGTTTTAACGACAGTCATGAATAAAAACGTGTTGACAATCAACGAGTTAGACTTTATACTAAAAAACAATACGGAGTAATAAATTTTGTTTAAGAAAGCCGCTGTATTCACCGACATCCACTATGGTATGAAGGGCAATTCGCGTGTTCATAATCAAGATTGCGAGGATTTTGTTGATTGGTTCATTAAAACTGCTAAAGAAAACGGTTGTGAAACCGGAATCTTTTGTGGTGATTGGAATCACAACAGAAACAGTCTCAATCTAACTACTATGGACAGTGGTTTACGTTCATTGGAAAAACTTGGTCAAGCATTTGATCAATTTTTTATGTTTGCAGGCAACCATGATCTCTACTACAAAGATAAAAGAGATGTAAAGTCAACCGAATTTGCAAAACACATACCCGGAGTTACTGTGGTCAATGATGTTCTTGTAAAAGATGATGTTGCCCTAGTGCCTTGGCTAGTAGGCGAGGAATGGAAACGTATCAGCAAAATCAAAGCACGATACATGTTTGGACATTTTGAACTTCCTAGTTTTTACATGAACGCAATGGTTCAAATGCCCGATCACGGCGAACTTAAATCAGAACACTTTGTGAATCAAGACTATGTGTTCAGTGGACACTTCCATAAAAGACAGGTTCAAGGTAAAATTCATTACATCGGCAATGCGTTTCCGCACAACTATGCCGATTCGTGGGATGATGCACGTGGAATGATGATTCTAGATCGCGAAAACAATCAGGAACCTGAGTACATCAACTGGCCAGATGCTCCAAAGTACCGTACAATTGCACTTTCGCAGTTGATTGATCAGAAAGACACACTGCTAAAGAGCAAAATGTATCTTCGTGTTACTATCGATATTCCAATTTCGTTTGAAGAAGCAAATTTTATTAAAGAAACATTTATAAAAGAATACGATTGCAGAGAAATTACGCTTATTCCACAGAAACAACTCGACGAAATGACGTCAGACATTGATATTGCTAAGTTTGAAAGCGTAGATCAAATTGTTTCCAATGAAATTCTTGCAATTGACAGTGACAATTTCGATAAGTCACTGCTACTAAACATCTATAGTGAACTATGACCATAAAAATCAAAGACTTAACTGTTAAAAACTTTATGAGTGTGGGTAATGTTACCCAGGCTGTTGACTTTAACCGTGAACAGCTCACTCTAGTGCTTGGCGAAAACTTAGATCAAGGAGGTGACGATTCTGGTTCTCGTAACGGTACAGGTAAAACCACAATTATCAATGGTTTATCGTACGCCCTGTACGGCCAAGCACTAACTAATATCAAGAAAAATAACTTAATTAACAAAACCAACAACAAAGGTATGTTGATTACGTTAAATTTTGAGAAAAACGGTATAACTTACCGTATTGAACGCGGAAGATCACCTAATATTCTTAAATTCTATGTTAACGACATAGAACAGTTTGCCGAAACTGTGGATGAAAGCCAAGGCGATAGCAGAGAAACACAAAAGGCTATCAACGATCTGCTAGGTATGAGCCATAATATGTTTAAACACATTGTTGCACTGAATACCTATACAGAACCGTTCCTTAGTATGCGAACCAATGAACAAAGAGAAATAATCGAACAACTTTTAGGTATTACACTGCTTTCAGAGAAGGCAGAAACACTAAAAGAACAAATAAAAACAACCAAAGACCTAATCACTGAGGAAACTCTTAAGATCAATGCTATCAAGTCAAGCAATGAGAAGATAACTCAGAGTATTGAAACACTTAAGAGTCGTCAACGTGCATGGAATCTTAAGAAAAATCAAGATATCGAGAAACTAAAAGAGTCTATCAACGAACTTGAACAACTAAACATTGAAAAAGAACTCGATGCACATGACAAACTGGTAAACTGGACTGCTCTCAACGGCGAAATTGTATCGTTGAACAAACAAAAGAGTACACTAGGCTCTGCTTTGCTTCGTGCAGACTCATCTATTGAAAAAATTGCAAAAGAAATTGACGATCTTGCTGACGCAATGTGTTTTACTTGTGGTCAAGCACTTCATGCAGACAAGAAGGCTGCTATTCTTTCAGAAAAAGAAAAAGAACTGCATGAGGCAGTGCAGTATCAAGACGAAATTAGTAAAAAACTCAAAGTTGTTGAAGATTCCTTGTTTAAAATTGGTGATATCAACGGAAAGCCCAGTACTTTCTACGAAACTGCAAAAGAAGCATACGATCATAGAAGCAATGTTGATAGTTTGAAGTCTGCACTGGGGTTGAAACACAACGAAGAAGATACTTACGCAGCACAAATCGACGATCTTGAGACCACAGCCATACAAACCATCACATGGGATGTGGTAAACGATCTTACTTTGCTCAAAGAACACCAAGAGTTCTTGCTTAAACTGCTTACAAACAAAGATTCGTTTATTAGAAAAAAGATTATTGAACAGAATCTGTCATATCTCAATCAAAGACTCACTTACTACTTAGATAAGATAGGATTGCCGCATCAAGTCAAGTTCTTAAACGATCTCAATGTTGAAATTACACAACTTGGACAAGATTTAGACTTCGACAACCTTTCAAGAGGTGAAAGAAACAGACTTATCCTTGGCTTGAGTTTTGCTTTCCGTGATGTTTGGGAAAGTTTGTATCAAGGTGTTAACTTATTGTTCATTGACGAGTTGATTGACTCAGGTATGGACACTGCTGGCGTTGAAAATTCTCTTGCAATTCTTAAAAAGATGGGTAGAGAACGCAACAAAAACATATTCCTTATCAGTCACAAAGATGAATTGATTGGTAGAGTAAACAATGTTCTTAAGGTTATTAAGGAAAACGGGTTTACTTCTTATGCAAACGATATTGATATAGTACAATGAGCGACGAAGACGATATACACGATAAACTAACCAAAGCATATTTAGAATATTTCAAGGCAAATGCTGCATTTGAACAGCGTCCAGGAGAGTTAAAGCGTCGTGAAGCACGACGCTGGCTTTCTGTTATCAGCAAACTTGCAAAGGAAAGACGTAATCAAATTATGGAAACACATTTGAAAAAGTTTGATGACGGTAGAGTAAACAATTGGAAGTACGCATTGAATGCTCGTCAAAAGAAGGCAGAGAAGAAGAAAGCCGGCGATACATAATGTATGCAATGGATATATCAAGGACAAATCATAGACACTCTTCCAGAAGATTGTATTGGGTTTGTCTATGAGATTACAAATCTACTCTCAGGACGCAAATATATAGGCAAGAAACTAGCAAAGTTCACAAAAACAAAGTACAAAGTAGTAAAACTCAAGAACGGCACCAAGAAAAAACAAAAAATTAAAGAAAAAATCGATTCAGATTGGCAAACTTACTACGGATCTAACGATAAACTCAATCAAGATGTACAAGAACTAGGCACAGAGAATTTTAAAAGAGAAATACTTTATTATTGCAAATCCAAGGCAGAGTGTAGTTACGTTGAAGCAAGAGAACAATTTGCTCGACAGGTTTTAGAATCAACAGATTACTACAACGGTCAGATCAGTGTTCGTGTTCACGGTTCGCACATTTTAAAATCATAATAGGCAAAGCATACAGCACACAAGGTCGGCGGGCCAGTTCGTAATACCGCTGTGGAAAAATCGGTTTGATACCCGAACACGTAACATATTGATTGTGGCGAACCCTAACAGTTGATATAGAATGCTTGCTGTCATTCAAAAACACCGCTGCTCCTAAAAACCGTAATCACTGGAACGAGGATACGGGTAGAAAAATAGTTTCTACACTATAAAACAAAATTATAGGTTATAAACTATATTTCGATGTCGACGCAGGTAGGGAAAAGGTCAGAGTCCCTGGAGTTGGTGTATAAACAAAAAACCTGCTTCCAATGTCTTGGCTGGTGATACTCACAGAAAGTTTTCAAGACGACGGGACCGTAACAGGTTCCGTCTGACCAGATTAATCTACAGAAAATTTATACACTTCGTGCTTATATAATTAAAAAAAAGATTATGTATTGAGCGTAAGCGAAGATACAGATGAACGCAGTTCATCTTGCTATGATAAATAAAATAAATCATTTAGGATCTAATAAAATGAAAATCAATCAAGTTATCTCTGAATCAGAATTAGATGAAGCAATTCCATTTACTAAACAATGGAAACAAGACAGAAAAGTAGGTAAAAATATCAAAGCCGATGCTGGACAAATAACTGCTGATCTCAAAACTTGGATGAAACATAGTAGATTACCAAACATTACTATTGATCAATTTAAAAATTTCTTAGATCAAAAAGGACTTGATCCAGCCACTGTTGATAGTATTGCTGGAGATCGTACAAGTGGCAACACAGGTACAGAACCCGATGCTCCTTTAACTTCTGCAGAAGTTAAACAATACGTTGACAAAGCTGTTAGAGCAGCGTTCCAATCTGCTGGTCCCGGATCGAGAAAAAGTAGATATGCTAGACCTTCTACTCCACCTGCTACAGGAGCAGGTAATCCGCCACCAGGTGGTAACCCACCACCGCCATCAGGTGGTAACCCACCACCGCCATCTGGCGGTGCTCCTGATATAACAGCCTTTGTTAATAGTTTAACACCTCAACAAAAAGCTGCACTAAAAGCAAGACTTTAATTAAAAGAACGGTTGTCCGGTTTTCTTAGAAGTTTCTAAATTGTCCTTGACAATGTTTGATAATATTTCTCTATCTTCGAATGACAGATCGAAGGCCTCTGTAACAGATAAGCCTCCTCTCATGTACCAACACAATTTGTACAAGTCGTGTTTTAGTTGTTTTGACTCTTGTTCGAGGATCTCAACTTGTTTTAGAATTTCTTCTAATGGTAAAGTTAAGATCCTTTGCCGAAAAAACTTGCTTGATCAAATGTGATTGGAATTTCTAAAAATTCTGGTGCACCGCGTTCAACATCTTCGGGAGGCAGTGTTGTTTTAAATGGTCTAATAGTAAACTTGTTTCTTTGATTTTCAATGTGCTTGACAATTGCATAATAGATTTTTTTGTCAGCATTGTCAATGAATTCACTTATATAATTTTTATTAACAACAGCATCGTCATTGTTATAACGAATTGAAACAATACTGTTTTTTACCAGTTCGATGTTGATGTTTGTGAGTTTTTCAAAACTTTCTCTAATTCTTGTTAACTTATCTTCTTCACTGATGTTGTTGTTTTTCAATAGAGAAAATATACGTTGTTCTTCGAACGTTTTGATTGAAATGTCGTTTGAAGATTTATAAGAAATCGGTTGTATTTCAATTTGAAACTCATCAACTACAACAATATTATCAAAGGAAGCAGTCATAAATTGATCCATTACTGTTCTTAGATCAATTTCGAATCCACGCTCTTCGTTTATACCTGGAACAGTGATGGTTAAGTCCATTTTTTCACCATAGGTTGCAATTCTAATTGCAATCAAGATAACATCCAAATCAATGTTTGGAACTTTCCATGCATCTTTGATATTTGGAATACAACTTTGAATTACATCAACAGTTGCTTGACCGTTGAGTAATGCATCTGGAGTTTTATATGACAGTTCGTCTTTTGCAGTCATAGAAAGCACAGGGTATTCACCCGATTCTGTTTTTTCCAGTGCATTGCCGTACCACAATCCTTCACTCGGTAGACGTATATAAATTTTAGGCTGTCTGAAATGCTTTGATAGAGGATTTGCGCTTTGGGGAACCATTATTATCTCCTGATAAATATAATGTATATATCTCTCAAATTATATGCGTAGTTTATGTTTTGGAATAATCAATGGCTGAAAGAGTTAGTATAAAAGGTGGTGATCTCGACGGTTCTCTGTTAGAGAACGCTGCTAGCGAAGCAACATTAGTCTTGCTTAAAGAAGCAATGGAAAAATTAGCAAAACAATCTGGTGCTAGCACTAGCAGTGCCAATAGAGGATTACGTGATTTAAGAGATGCTTCTGAAGATACTGCCGAAGAAGTTGATGACCTTGGTAGTAGTTTAAGTGTTTTAACAACAAGTGTTGCGGTTGTTGGCAAAGCATTTATGGGCGTATTTAAAATTATTGGCGGTCTTGGTACTGCTGTTGGTAGTGGCATAACTGCATTCAGTCAATTTACTGAAATGATGATTACTTCTCCGCCAACGATTACAGACTTTACTGGTGCTATTGAAGATAGCAGATTAAACATCTTAGGATTAGGTACTGCGGTCAACGTTCTTACTAAACTTGTTTATGGAAACTATACAACATTTCAAGATCTAAGCAAAAGCGGTATACAACTTGGTGGCATGGTTGGAAGTTTAACCGAGATGTATGCTGGTTCCGGACAGTCACTCGAAGGAATGGCTGCTAGTCTTGCTGCTAATTCTGAACAACTTGCAATGCTTGGTACAGCATCAAAAGGCGCTAGAACTGCGATGATTTTAAATCAACGAGCATTTAATAATAACAAAAATGTTCTTGCAGCCTGGGGAATGAGTTTTTCCGAACAAGGTGAAATATTCACAGAATTTCTTGCTCAAAATGCTATTGCACTAAGAAGAAGAACTATTACTGAATCTGATGTAACGAATATGAGTCAAGGTTATGCTATTAATTTAAGAAAACTTTCTGAGTTAACAGGTAAGCAAGTAGACGAAATTCAAGGTGAATTAGAAAAAGCTAATTTACACAAAGGGTTCGAAGCGTTTATTGCAGGCATAGACGATCCTGCTTTACAAGACAAGTATAAGAGACTAATTGAAGAATATGGTGCTACATTTGGAGACTCGGGTAGAGAACTTGCAATGGCAACTATTATGGGAGTTTCACCTTTAACTGAAGGCTCTCAAAAGATGGCGGCAGTTATGCCAGACATTCAATCTGCACTTGAAAGTCAAAAGCAATCTGCACAAACCTTTGCTGGATCAACAGACGAGTTTATGGGCACTGTTCGAGAACAAAATCATAATCTAGCAATAAGTTTACAAAGTTGGATAGATGAAAATGCACAACTTGCTGCTATTTTAAGTATGAAAGGTAGCCCAATTGGTGACGCATTTAATGCAATTATAAACGGTTTAAATATATATTCTGGAGATATTGATTCACTGGGTGGTAAATTAGATCCTGCTGCTGAAGCAATACTTACATTTGACACTGCAACACAAGGTGTTAGAGACTCACTATCAAAAATGGTAACTTCGTTCTTTGGAAACGAAGCAGTTATGAGCGGACTTGACAAATTTGGTCAATGGGTTGAATACTATACACCTATTATAACAACAGAACTTGAAAATTTTGCAACGTGGTTGCAAGGATTTGATCCAACACTTTATAATCCATTTGATGAACAAGGTAGACAAAACATCTATGATGCTTTTTGGGATGCTATGAAAACTGTTGGTGAAACTATTTCTGGTTGGTGGAACAGTGAAACCGGTTTAGCATTAAGAAATAACATTGCAGACTTCTTCGAAGGCTTAGTACGAACTATTGAAGATATGTTCGTTAATAGTACGACCTTGAACACTTTGTTAGGTATTGACAGAGAAGAAGTTGCAAACAGACAAGCAACTACAGGTGGTAACATTGATGTAGAAAATGCACTAACCGCAGCACTTGGTAAAGGATTTTGGAACGTATCAGAAGTTGCTGGTGTAGAATCTGTTGGTGGTAAAGAAACCTACGATAAGTTAATGCAACATCTAGGTGAT